GCAAAATTTGTAGCGGCTGTGATCACCCCGCCATCAATGGCGCTCGACCCGACATCGACAGCGCCAAAACCTGACGTAATCGAACCTGAGTCCAGCGCTCCTACAGTGACCAAATTGGCTGCACTCGTGATGGATGCTTGTGTTCCGCCTGTGACCGTTGCTGCGGTGCCGCTGGCGTTGCCTGTGACGTTTCCAGTTAGCGGCCCTGCAAAATTTGTAGCGGCAGTAATTACACCACCGTCAATGGCGCTACTGCCGACGTCAATAGACCCAAATCCCGACGTTATAGAGCCTGAGTCCAGTGCTCCAACCGTGACGGCGTTAGCCAGCGTGGTAATTGCTGCCTGAGTCGCGCCTGTGACTGTTGCTGCCGTGCCAGAAGTGTTACCTGTGACATTACCTGTAATATTCCCTGCGAAGTTTGTATCCGCTGTGATCACACCGCCGTCGATAGCACTAGAGCCTACGTCAATAGACCCAAAGCCGCTCGTAATTGACCCCGAGTCCAATGCGCCTACAGTAACAAGATTTGCCGCACTTGTTATACTGGCCTGCGTCCCGCCCGTTACAGTGGCTGCCGTGCCGCTGGTGTTTCCAGTAACATTACCTGTGATATCGCCTGCAAAATTTGTATCCGCTGTAATCACGCCACCATCTATAGCGCTGGAGCCTACGTCAATAGATCCGAAGCCACTCGTGATCGAACCTGAGTCCAATGCGCCCACTGTAACCGCGTTAGCGAGAGTGGTGATTGCTGCCTGTGTAGCCCCTGTTACGGTTGCGGCTGTCCCTGATGCGTTACCTGTGACGTTTCCGGTTAAAGCACCAGTAAAAGTGGCGGCACTTAACGCGCCGGTAGAGGCGTTGTACGTCAAGTTGGATGCGTCAGTGAGCAATGCCTGATCGCCGGTAGAACCACCAGCAACAACAAGAAACGTCGTCGTGTCTGTCGTGTCGGCCAGAGTCACATTGGTCAGTGATGACGTAAAGGCATACCAATCTGCGCCGTCAGCAGATGTGTATGTCCGTTCCTCCCCAGCAGCCAAAGTGTTGCTGTCCACAGCATCGCCTGACCCACCATTAATGGTGTCTGATGAGGCTGGCCATACCTGTAGCCCTTCAGTGCTGTCGGCATTGATAATGGTGATCCGCTTCCCTGCGGCGGCTGTCGGCAGCTTAACCCCATCGCCGTCTGTGCCGACAACCGTCACTCGGTTGATGTCTGCTGTCAATGCTGTTGCGCCAGCCTGTGTTTGCGTGGTTCCCGCCGTTATCGAATCAGTTACCGATTGCGTTAGGGCGCCCGACAGGGTTAGCGTGGTTAGCGATCCAGCCGCAGGAGTGCCCCCACCAATCGCCGTACCATCAATGGTCCCGCCGTTGATGTCTGCGGTCGTCACTGCGCCCAGATCCGCCCAGGTGGCCCCTGCCGCCGTTGGCGAGGTCCCGATCGTCGGACTGGTTAAGGTCTTGTTGGTCAGCGTCTGGATAAAGTCCTTGAAGACAAACTCATCATTTCCCGCCAATAGCGGTAAAGTCACGGTTCTGTCGGCCGCAAGCTCACTCACGGCAAACACATACTGGTGATCGGCGCTCGTATCGTTGATTTGTGGGGTCGTGAGGACCGGTGAGGTCAGGGCCAGGGCCGAAGTTACCGCTTCCAGGGCAGTTCCAACCGAATTGACCGCAATAACCTTGCCGCCATTGCCCGTATAAGTCGGCAATTTGTCGGTTATGCCGCTCTCAATGGACGAGAACTCCGTGCGCATTGTCGAAGATGATAGTGTGGCCGCCGAAGAGGGCGCACCAGATGCTGCATACCAGTCGGGCATTATTCCTATCCTCCTCTAACCAATCCCGCGGTCAAATTGACCCACGATCGTTGGTTTCGTATATTTGTTATGCAGGTGTGACCTACTTGGTATATGTGCATGAGAGCCTGAATGGTATCGCTTGAAGCGTATATCTCCAGGACCTCTTCCGATGACAACTTTATCCTTTGCCCATCGCCTCTGGCTTGCCTATCTTTGCTCACCTTGTCATCAAACCGATTATTGAGATCAGCCATTGTTCCTTAACCTCCTGCGTACCATGTAATCAACATACGCACCTGAAAATAGTAGTGGGTAGAAGTATTTTGACTCTTTTGAGACCGTAAGAGACAAATTCTCCCCAGATCCTCCCAATTCCAGCATGGCCGGCTTGAGTGAGTCACTATCCCAGTTGCCCTCGTCCCAGTTACCGGTGTCCCAGCGCCTTGATTCTGTCAATTCCGCCGCCACCACGGACGATGTGGACTGTGCAGTGCCTGAATCCCCGTAGTTTAGCTCAAAACTCAGCGTAAATTCGGCATATCCGTCGCTCTGGGCCTCAAACGTCACATCCTTGTACGCCTTAATAAAGCGCAGTTGCTTCTGATAGTCGAAATGCGTGGTGAAAAAGGAGGTTATAGCCACACCATCAAAGCTGTTGCCCTTCTCCATCTGATAAACATACCCGTCATCCGAGCCAAAGAAGATCTCTTCATCACCAGAAGACGTAATGTACGAGATAACACACTCCACATTGTCCTCATAGGTGATAGGCATCATGCCCATGATCCCGTCCTCATCATCACGGTTCAGGGTGACGAAGATCGCCGTCCCGTCCGTAAAAAAGACGCGGTACTGGTTCTTATCCCGCACAATGCAGGATGTCTGTACCAGGGACTTCTTGGAGTTAATCAGTGTCTGCAACTTGCGCGAGTAAGTAGCGTGTTGGAAGTCACCATACTCCTGAGAGGTCTGCAGGTCCGTAATCCCCAGGTCGCCCATGAAGAAGGTCGTCCGGATCTGCTGCATGGACCCAGCAAAAGCCCCTACCTCCTTACGATATCTGACCAGGTTCCAGTCAGCAGAGGATGTACCATGGAGCATGTGGATCTTTGATGCGTTGTAAATACCAAGTGTCGCGTTACCTGCTGGGGCTGTAGCTGTGGCCGGTGAGTTTGCCGCACCAGGCTCCTCCACAAATCCCGTTATCGTTGATCCGGTAGCCAGTTCTCCCGCCCCCACAATCGGGGTCCAGGCATAAGGCGACCCAATACCTGAGTGCTGGGCCGATCCACCATACGAAAAGAACAGGTGATTCACAAAGGCGGAAACGTGCGTCGGGATATCAGTCGTCATCCCCGTATCAATAGGGCAGAAGACTGTTCCATCAAACTCAAATCCGCGGTTTTTCCCGTCTATGCCGTAGATCCTGTCATCATCGGCCAGGCCGCCAAAGTTGTTGACCACGACCTCAAAAAGCCCACCACCCAGCATGGTGATAGCAGAAGAGTCCGCCGCTATCGTCGCCAGGTTCGCAGAGGCCCCAACATCAAGATTCTCGCTCTGAAATGTCCCAGACTGTACGGCAAATATGATCCGTCCTGCAGCCGATCCTGCGGCCCATGTGCCTGACTCCAGCATTACCCTGGTAACTACCGCCGTTGCCGCGCTGGTGGCGCCTGTGATTGTATCTCCCTCAGAGATCTCTGTGGTTCCGCCGGACGTAAAGGTCAGCTCAAACCCTAATGGCACGAAGGTCCAGCCGGATGTCGTGCTTTTGTACATCTCGGCATTTACTTCATGGCCGCTCATGTTCACGTCAGTCGTGCCGATCGTGGTAACAGAACTGGTGACCGTGAAGGTGTTTGCCACAAGCGCCCTGATCTTGATCAAAGGGCCTACAGAGGTCGCGGTATAGTTGGGAGAGGATGTGTTTGCGTTGATGTTCGTGACTACGGCAGCCGCAGTCGTGGTCAGGCTGGTATCAAATGACACCGCCCCACTCATAATCTCTACCGAGTTGACCGTGATCCCGTCAACAGATCCAGACGCACCGGAGTCCAGATTGACCGTTCCCCAGGCAGTCTCATCCCGTATCCCATACTTAACAGCAGGGGTCCCAAGGTGCATGATCCCGCGTACAGGGCCAGATCCAGGGATCGCCCCTATATCAGACCGGTAGGCATCAGAAGCAAGCGCCAGGTATTCCGCATGTAGTTTGTCATTGGCCGCCCCCTCTATCGCGCCAACGGCAGAGGCAACACCCTCTACAGACGCACTAACCTCCAGGTTTTCAGAGGAGCTGGAAAAGACACCGGTCAATTTAGTCATAACCAGGTAGTCTTGAGATCCGCCAGTAACGACGCCACCTACAACGATAACGCCTGTGGCCGCAGTAGTGGCGCCAGTAACAGTATCTCCGTCAGAGAATGAGCCTGATATCGTTACATTGAGGATGACATAAGTCGCAGCAGAGGGTTTCGTCTGCCCACTGAATCGCTCATAACCGGTAATGTCTTCATACCCGCTCGATACGGATATCTCAAAGTTGCTGGAATCGCGTACCGCGCCTGGATGGACCTTCCAAAGCGGAGTTAGTTGATCAAGACCTTCCTGGAAATCAAGATAGGACTGCTTGACCTTGGGCATAGACGGCAATCGCTGCCGTGCAGCCCTGACATTCGCCCCTCGCCTGCCTACTCTGGCTCGGACTACCATTATGCAAGTGAACTCCCAATACGGACTTTGGGACCCTGGTTGCGGATCAGGTTGGGCAATACCTGCGCTGTACCTTTGATCGATCGACGCTCTACATTGTCAGCCGCCTCATAGTCTGCGTAGTATTCCATCGCCTTGTACATGATCAACCGGTGATACTGGGTCGGCATCTCCGGCACGTCATCATCTGCAGCAAGTGTCTGTCCTGATTTGTAGTAGGTTCCGGTAAGCGTATAGATGTCATCGGGCGTTGGCCCAAGGCGAATCTTATCTTCCGGATCTACCGTGATATGGATCGGCCTGCTGGTCTGACTCTGCCTGGACCCAAACAGGTACAGGTACTCAAAATCATCCCATGGCGCCCAGGTCAGGATCGTCTGTCCGGAAACACCGGCAGATGTCAGGTAGATAATAGGTGGATTGCGGCGATCATCAAGATGCCACCGCTTGAATCGATCAATCGCAGTCGTGAGATCAACGTCCGTACAGGCGGTATAGGCATATTCACCTGTACCATCCACGGTCGGCATAGTGAACTTCTTGCGCATCCACCGCCAGTCCATGTCCTGCTGGATCTCTTTCCAGGCATCAATAACCCAGCTTACTATCCTGAGATATTCACCTGTTTGGCTGGTGACCGCTGTAGGACCACCGCCAGTGATCCCACACTCTCGAGCGGTGTCCTGGCATAGCGTTAGAAAGTCTGTCATACATCACGCCGCGTCGTTCATTACCCTCTCTAACCATTGTCCAGCTTTCGGGCTCTTGTCCGTCATCACTTGAAAGGGATATCGGGCCGCCCTGGACTCTGGGTTCTCAACTTCCAGTTCGTTCTGCGAGTTGCGTATCTCTATATTACCATACGTCGAAGTCTTGGCTCTAGCCATAACCTCCGCATAGCAACGAGGGATCCACTGACGGACACCCCTGGCAATGATCAAGCTGTTACCATTAACGCTCAATGTGAACGTATGGTCCGGATAGGTGGCCTGCGATCGCATGACCATGACTTCTATCTGCTCGTTATCGAACTTCATCTGCTCGGCTTTTTCCGTGAACTCAGCAGAATGAATAGATGTCATCCTGCTCGGAACCAACTGGGCATCATCTTCCGGACGTACATCCTGGAACTTGATGTCATGCAGATTCTCGTCGTAATCCTTGTCAGTCGACAATACACCGTCTTTGGTAATACTTGCGGGTCGGTTCATTGCATTGATCGAGTCCATAATGCCCTGGATGCCATCGTCTAGCTTGGTCTCCAGTGCATCGAACTTCTTGTCAGTCTCTGCATTCCGCGCTTCCGCATCGGCCGCCAGCGACTTCATCGACAAAGGTTTAGCTTTCTCTTCGTTCAGGTTTTCACCGTCTTCCATATCTTTCCCCTCAATGAATTAGTAGGGGGATTGCTCCCCCATTAGTAAGTCTTACCGATATCCCCATAGCTCAAGCAGGAATTTACCAGCAGTGAATACGTCAGCCGTATCCGCAGCCCCATTAACCAGGTACAGGAACTCGTCAGCCGCAGGCAAGGCAGTCAAATCATCCTCCGCCATCGCAGCCCATGCTCCGCCTTTCGTCAACAGTGCAGTCTCTGTCAAGGCAGCAATGCCGTCCTCAAACGCACCAGTGCCAACCGTCGCAGAATAGAGATCTATATCTGTAAGGCTGGATGGTAGTTCAAGACACTTCATTGAGCCGGCCAGAATAGTGCCGTTCTTGGCAGCAGTGATCTGTCCCAGGTTCGCATCTTCCGTCCCGATACCAATGATATCCAGGTCAGAAGTTGCAGATGAACAGCCAGTCAGGTCAATCAAGATGGTCGTCTTGATGATCCCGCCCTCTTCTGTGATAGAAGATCGGTAGATCGTTCCCGTACCGTCTGTAATGCCGTCGCCAGCGTACATCTTGTCGGATCCGATATTACTCACTGAGCCGTCAACCCATTTCTGCTTCATCTTGGCATTAGGGCCAAGTTGCATCAGTTCCGATATAAACGATCGTCGGACGCTTTGCGTAGTTTTCATAGTGTCCCCTCCAAAGGGAATCGGCCCTGCTAACTAAGCCAGGGCGTTGATGAATTTAAGACGCTTGTGGTCGATCAGGCAGTTGCCCAATGTTCACATACACATCCGTCACGTCAGTTGCTGCCCAGTTGCTTGAACCGAAGGTCCAGGCAGACGCACCGTTACCGGCCGTCAGGATGACATAAGAGAACGGACAGAAGTCGTCCGGCAAGCTGGGAAAGTCTGGACGCACAAGGACGTTATCCGCTGTGTCCGCCAGGTTCTCGATGCTTCCCTGCGTTACAGCAACAGCACCAGCTAAGGTAGTACCGAAGACGTAAACACAGATCGTACCAACACTGCGGCCTGTATCAGCACCACCACCCTGCGCCACAAACGCGGATCCAGTCCTGGCATCGGTTGTAGGCGTAGCAGTGTTGGTCTGAGCAGCAAGCGCAGTGATGAACTTACCGTTAATAATGCCAGCAGTAGCGACATCTGTCGTGTAGGTGCTGGTCGTACCCGCAGACAACGTGACGCTTACAGTGCCAAGAGTGGCTGGACTTTCGTTAGGGTTTCGCATTAATGAATCTCCTCTATTATGCGTTGGGCCTTATGACAGGGCCGTTGCTCCAGTTTCAAGCACTGCCATCCATCCATCGTTCTGAACGAAAGGAGCACACCAGAATTTCCCGCCAATATAGCCGCGTTGGCCGAGTGGGTCCTGCTTGTCTTTTTTGCTGTGAGGTAGGTGGGTCAAGCTAAACCCGTCCAATCCGCGTAGAGCTACATCGCCCCATGCGTCCTCTGCGACGACGATCATAAAGTACACATCGACATTAGCAGAACCAGCCGATACAAGACCGGTAGTACCTACAGATGCTCCACCAGCCAGGACAGGTCCTAACTCGGGAGATGTGATGAATCGATACTCATCGCAGGAGCCTAGCTCCCTTGGATGCGCCTTCTTCATCTCGCCGTACTCAGCACACTTGATGAAACCCTCAAGCTCTCTGATGTCATGCGCCATGTCAGTGTCGCAGAACACAAGATAGCCGGACTCAACCGGTGCAGTGTTGTACTTATTAGAAGCCTGAAGGACCTCAGTGATCTGATCAGCACGATTGCCTTCCAGCGCTCGGGTGATCTTTCTCAGCTTCGCCAGGGAAACAGTCTCGTCAACTGTCGCTCTGGATGTACCACCCGCGTAGAACACGTTAGTACAAGCCTTGAGAACACCATAGATGATCTTTTCTTTCACAAGACCCATGCGCTGGCCTGCCTGCTTCTTCATAGGCGTAGGCACATCGTCCTCGTACAGATCGGCAGTCTTATCTGTGTAAGCATAGAGACAACTGTACTGATTCAGAGTCACAGTAATGTCTTGTGGAGTGAGAGTGTCCGCCACAGGCGTAACACCATCAGAGGTAAGGTGCGTGTTGGGGTCAACTACCCAGGCATTGATTGTTGTGCTATTGGTTGTAGCACCACCAAACGGCAGCCAACGTCTGAATACAACTGTATCCGACATATTCTTGCCAATCCTGTGTTGTCGTCCGGTAATACCGAGAACCATGCGAGGTACAGCATGTTTCAGTATCTCCCCCTTTGTTTTTGCGATACGCGGGGTATTCGTATCATAAGAGACTATTCCCATCGGTGACTCCAGTTATTCGATGAAATACAAAACATCGCCTATAAATAAGCGATTCCAGTTTTTCCATCAAAGGGCCTGGGCCGATTGGCGGTCGATCTCCTGGGGCCTTACGCGCCAGAATGGACTCTAATATGAGTCCCCATAAAATCCTTCGTCAAAGGCTTTCTCAGCCTCTCCAGCATTACTCTTCGCGGAGGAACGACCTTTCCCCTTCGTGGGTGAAATGTTCTCTTCCAAACGCTGTTGTCTGCTGGTTACTTCATTACCATCTTCCTCATTATCCGGTGGATTCTCGGCTTCTTCAAACTTATCCAGTATGGATATGGATGCTTCTGCGGAGTTAGTACCGTATAAAGTTCCCTTAGTTTCCGCCCATTGCGGATATTTTGCAAGCAAATTGGTGTAATATTCTTCTTTCCGGATACTGCCTGTGTTGACCAGTTGTTGATAAGCAGATCGTTCATCAAAGGTTGGACCTCCCTCAAATACCCAGTCCTTGAACTTATCAGAGGAGGCGATCTCCCTCCAGGCAGGGTGCGCACGATTCAATTCAATGCGGATCTCCTGTTCTGCCTCACGCTGGTCCATGACCTGGTTCATGTTCGTCATAGTCTGGTGGGTATTCTCATCAATAATGTCACCCACAACGTCAGCAATCTCTGTTAGGGCTGCATGTTGATCAGGCCAGTCACGTTCCAGAACCTTGTTCGCCTCCGCGTCCGTCAACGCAGAGCGCATGAGTTCCTTGGAAGGCTTACGCATGGCCTTGGGCTTGGCCGTATCGGCCGGATTAGCGTTCTCGTCCTGCAGTCTGAGTTTGTTTGCCCGTCCTGATGCCGACTTGGCTATGCCCTCGATCTCATTCATCCGATCCAGGAGCGCCTGCGGCACTGCGGCCAGAGGATCTTCCGGCTCGGGTTCCGGTTCCGGTTCCGGTTCCGGCTCCGGCTCTATCTCGCCATCCTCATCGTAAGTATCATTAGGGACCTCCATCTCCCCCTCCCCGTACCCATCATCAAAGGCAGCCTCGGCATTAGCCTGGACCTCCTCTTCCGTGGGTTCTACTTTCTTTTCTTCCTCTAGTGCCTGCTCAGACATCGTTCATTCCCCTCTGTTGGTGTAAGTTTCCGGACATTGCGTCAATTCTATCAACTGTTCCTGGATTAGTGGGCGGACGGATTGCCAGCATGAATTGCCGGATCTCTTTTACCTGCCCCCTAATCACCTGTGTCTCGTCATGGCTCATCTCTGGATTCACCAGCTTTGTCATCAGGAAGTCTGCCCGTCCATCGAAATAGGCTAGGATCTTTTCAATGCCTGGCGCGTTAAGTTCAAACTCTTGCAGTAGTGGTCCGTTCATGTGAGCAGATCCTGGGCCGGTGAGGGGAACATATATTTCTCGGGTGTCCCAACACCACTGGCCTCCAGATGGTTGTACATATCCACCCAGTTAGCGAGAGTGGCAGTGTATGTGATAGGCATATAGTGGTAGGTCTCTTCCCTCCAGATGTACCAGTCGTTCATCAGATGCTGGATTGTCTCCAGATCAGTGATAGAGCCTGGGGCCGGCAGGACTTCCCTGGTGTAGTTTTCGATGTTATAGATCTTGGCAGTCACGCTCGGGCCTCTTTCATCGCGGCCTCAACGACATCACGATGCAGGACCCTGAAATGCCAGCCAGGCACGTCCGAATCCTGGGCAACATCGCCAGAATCCAGCATGTGCGCAAGGACATTGGGATTTAATAGAAAAGATGGGTGCTCTTCCGGTAGGACAACTTCCCAGGAATCCTGGACGTGCGGCGTTTTTGAACGAAAGACGACCACCATCGCTGGAACAAGGTCCGCCGTTGGCGCTTTTTTCTCAACCTTCGCCTCCTGCAGGCCGGCCGCTTGCTTATTAGCCCACTGCTGACACTTCTTCTTACCACAAGTAGTGTACCCCTGTACCGCTACAATGCTTTGTTCCATGTGTATTTTATTATCACATGCCTGGCAATACCACATAACCCCTCCTTACATAGGTGCGAAACGAGTCTAAGAAAGAGGGGTTTATCCCAGGCCCGTTCCGCGTTTTGCGCCCCGCAAAAGGCAGCAAACCGTTCAACTGTTTAGCTTTGCAATGCAATCCTGGAGTAATTTATCCAGCGGATCAAAGCCTTTTTGATCCTCTTGCGGTATTACAGTGCGCTGCCCATTTTCAAATACCAATGTGGGTTCTATCTTCTTCCGATAGTTCAACTCACGCTGGAAGGGGGACAGGAGGTCAACAGGTATTTCCTTGTCCGCATCGTCCAGACAGTCCTGTAGCTCGGCCTGCATATCTTCTAACGTGCGGTTCTCCCGCTTTGGTGGCGTTCCACCCTCTTTCATTGCGTGAATCCCTTGCCATTCTCTGCTCTGCCTGGTGGCTCGGCCTCTGACTTGAGAATCTCTGTGTTCTCATGCTCCCTGGTAACGGACATCTGCACACGCAGTTTCTGCATGGTCTCCGCCAGGCTGGCTTTTAACTTCTCTGCAGAGCGCATGGACTGGCCTTCCTGGCTCATCTCCTCCAGATAGATGTCAAACTCTTTGCTCATCTCATCCAGGCCCATCTTCAATGCGCGGTCCTTATCATTCTCTCCTGTCTGCCAGGCTTGCTCTGCGGCAAGGATCTGCTGCTCGGTCTGTGCTTTAAGCTGCGCGATAGCCTCTTTCGGATCTGGCTCGGGTTGCGACATCTGCCCAACAATCTGCTCCCATTCCTCGTCGTCGTACTGGACGCGCCTGATATCGAGTTTAGCGGCCTTGTACATCTCTTCCATCAGTTTCTTGGGATCGATGCCAAATAGCGGATTCAGGCTGCGATCGAACAGATCCATCATGCCCTGTGCCTGGATATCCCGCTCAACCAGTGAGGAAGAACCAATGGCGTGAACAGAGAAATCTCCTTTCTCGCTCGGGTCCTCACCGTAGATCAGCAGGTAACTGTAGTACCGGCCTAAATGTGGTTCTGTCACCATGTCATCGTAATTGCGCACGATTCGGCGCAGGACGGTAGATGAGTTGTTATTCTGCATCTGCATCCCGCCAACAGTCTGCGGCGTTCTCTGGTTGGTCTGGCCCTGCATAATGAGGGGGAGACCGGTAATATCTTCTGCAAATTTGAGGCCGAGATTAACAATCGCCTCCAGTTCGGGCTGCATCATTGGCGCCTCAATAAACTGCACAGCCTCCCGAACATCCATGCCAGGCTCATAACCAGGACCCGCAACATAGACTTTCCAGGGTTTGATCTCTGCCACGCCCTCGGCTGGCTGGATCAGGTAGTTGTTCATAAATAACATGGGGCCACCGGCAATACCGGCATTGTCCATCATGTGTCGGATAGCGCCGACAATCACTCTCTGGGCCGGACGTACCTGCCTGGCTACACCAATGCCCCATGGGACTCCTACTCGTCGCTGCCATACCATTAAGTCATAAGGGAAAGAATCGTCCTCCAGGTGCGTCAGGGCCGCTTTAAGGACCCTGTTATTAACCATAGTGACCAGCACATCAACGTGCTCATCATCTGTATGGGTAAATTCTTGCTTGCCGGACAGTAACTCAATGTTGTTCAGATCTTCCTTACGAATGGATCCGTACATATACCAGATCTCAAACATATTCTTGCGCGGATCGGATGCAGCCCGTAAACCAGGATGCGTTCCCTCCACCTTAAATTCCTTGGTCGCCTCCATCGGGCCTTCCG